CTGCCATAGTAGACATTCTGGACATCATAATATAGGTTCTGCCTGTCATCGAAGTCGATCTTCCGGCCAATGATCTGTCCCCACGATGAGGCATTGCCTAGTTTGATCGCTTTCAATACCTTTTTGGTATCCGTCCAGTGATCCACCAGTTTATAGCCTAGTCCGCCTGGATAGCCGTCCCAATGTTGATATGCGGAAATGATCGTTCCGTCTTTCTGTTGTAGTCCTATTCTTGCTCTTGTTGCCATTTTTTACACCTCCATATTAAAAATGTTTATAATTCATTATAGCACAATTACCAAATGCGTCAACCTAGTCTGCCCTACCTTCTGCATAGGCTTCTAGACCATATTTCTTTAGAACATCGCAAAAGGCATCCATAGCCGTTTCCTTTATGTCCAATGATTGTGTGGAACAATGAGAATGTCCTTTCATAATATCATATGAGGATATCCTCCAACCTCCCCTGTATCCATTGGAACCAATCCCGTTGTCTTTCAACCAACTAACCAATCTGCCCCTCGCAGGATATATCGTCACACTTGCGAATCCACAGTACATTGGCTCACCGTGCTTCTCCACATATTCGGTCGCCGCCTCTCGGGCCTGTTCACAAGCCTCTTGGAACATCGTTTTAGGTTCCACGCCATATCCATTAAATTTTAATAGTTCTTTCGTTTCTTCTTTAATCATTACTGACCTCCACTCGGTATCCGTGAATTGAAATGTATTTGATCATATTGCTCACGGCTTCCAATCGATCAGTTCGGCAAGGTATGCCCGTGCCATTTAGGTCACAACCAAGATCCAGTTTTATCTTCTCTCCCAGATCCTCCAGTTGTCTCATCTCTTTGACAGTTAGAACGTCTGACATTATGCCGCCTCCCTGTGTTTAATTTCACTTGCTATCGCTTCTTTGACTGAGTTCACGCAGATCCTTGAATCTGATGAGCCCCAACCCTCGTCCTCTGGAAAATCTTCTGTGTAGAACATCACTGATTCATATATCACATCCAACAAAGTTGGATCTGTGATGCCCAAATCTGAGATGGCTCTGAACATCATATTCTGAGTCAACCCATCTTCTCCACCGTATTTTTTGTCTAATGCTTTGTATATGTCTGACATTTTATTCACCTCCGTTTTAAAATGTTTATAATTCAGTATAGCACGGATACAGATACCGTCAATTGATCTAGCAAAATAAAAGTTAATAAAATCAACAACTTATTCCAGATCACTTTCTGCGTGTTATTATATAATATAAAGTGAGCACCAGATTGACAGATCTAAGATCCATAGTATTATAATGATATGAGCTATACTTTAGAAACGAAAGAAGAAACAGCACAAGAGATCTATCACAACGGTTTCTATGCGAAATATTTCCAAGAACAATATCCCACTTGGCAGGAGTTTATGCTGTCAGCGGACTTTGAAGATGAGTGTGATAGATTGATGAGCAAGTTCTCGGGCATATGAGCATCGAAGGATTGATAGGTGGAATTATGATGTTGGTTGTATCAGCATCATCTGGAACTGTGGATTCCAAAACTGTATGGAATACGGCAGTCCTCATAGACAAGGCCAGTCAGCATAAGAATTGGTCTGGTTCGGTCCACGAGGAATCTTATTCTGGTTTGAAAAACATAATCCTAAAAGTAGGACAGAGATAGTAGAGTTATTTTTTAGGTTTGATTATTTTAGATTTGATCTTTTTACCAGCCAATGGAGATCGTGCCTGCGGTCTGTCTGAAAGAGTACCTCCTCGATTGATCTGCGCCTTTTTCAATCTTCGAGAACCTGCTCCAGATCGTTTTGTGATCGCCATCTTTTTACCTGCGATTCGAGCCTTTTGCTGTCTTTTTGCTTTTATTTTGGCACCCTTACTCACATTCCTTTGAGCGAAACAGGTGGATGGTTTGGCAACGATACGACCTTTTCGTGGACCTGCGGTACATCTAAAGCCGGGTTTTAGACCTTTGCCTTTGACTCTGCGGAGGATCTGTGATACTCCTTCGTCAATATACGACGCTAAATCCAGTGTCTGGTTGCCATTATGTGATACTATATCTTGTGCCGCAACATCTTGTGTCTTGCTTTCCTGAACGGCACTAGATGATTTGAGTTGTATGATTTCTGTGATCTTCATTGTATCCTTATTTATTGTATCCTAAACCTAAACTAACAAACTAAACTAACAACTAAACTAATAAACTAAACTAATAAACTAAACTAATAAACTAAACCTAAACAACTGACACACAAAATATTACAAACAAGAGTTGATCTCACAAAATGCTACATTTTGAACAAGATCAACTTTCTTATTCTAAGTAAATACAGTTGTGAAAATAACAGAAATTATAGATGCTTCAAAGTTTGAAAACATAGGTCCTGCTCCTAAAGGAGTATGTTCTCGTCCAGCATCATCACTGCCAGCATCTTGGCTGTCTAGTTGTAAGTCACAAGGCAAAAGAAAACGCACAGGTAATAGACAAGAAAAAGTCAAAGGTAAAACCATACGAGTGGCTGGTAAAAAGATCAAAGGCAAGAAGTATGGCGGACCACTGCCAGATTATTCTGCATAACCTCAAAAAATACAATAACTAATAGCGAGCCAATAGCGAGCCATTACTATGTCTACAGGTACAATTAAAATTTGTTGCGATTTCTTTGACAAAAGAAGTTATGAGGAGCCATGGCAACGCTTCGTGATGTTCAACGGTCCTGAAGATGTTTATACTCTTCATCCAAAATTGCAAAAAACTACACTGGCAGAATGCGTGCCAGGCGATAATGTTTTTTTTATGCTGTATCTTAGTCCCAGAGAATCTCATATGTTTTTTATGTCAAAGGACGAGTCTTTCTTTCAACGATTACGAGACCTAGATGCAAAAATATTATTGAATCACGAAGGATTCAATTTATTCACCTATGGAGATAATATTTTTAATCACCCATTTGCTCTTGATGTGCGTGAACATCTATATTGGAAAATAAAGAATTTTTTAGAATCCAAAGGCATACCAGAACGCAGACTATATTTTATTCACAGTGCTCAAGGGTACTTAGACGAAATTAAAAAAATGCAGACAACCAAAATACAGTGGTTCGATGCTCCGTATCACGTAAAGTCCAAACATCTACAATGCAATCTATTTTTACCGTGGATGAACACTGTGAAGGTCCAGGCGGAGAATCCCGGATTTGATTACAAATATTCTGCTCTATTTGGAGGAAGACCCACACAATTTAGATATGATATATTGAAATCTCTCTACCATAAAGGCTTATTATCTTACGGGAAAAACTCTATGAAACAATATGCAGGAGGTGATGCTGAGTTTGATTCACAACTACCTATCGTCTATGATGGCACCATAGACAAATGGTGGGACAAAGACTACAACGAAACCAATGTGTTTAAAGACATATTTCTATGGGTGGTTGGAGAAACATTTGTACCCAATGGCTATCCCAACTTCTCTGAAAAAACTGCTAGAGCAATACTGTACGAAAGACCTTTTGTGATATTTGGGCACCCAGGCACTCTTAAATACCTGCACGAATTGGGTTTTAAAACATTCAGTGACTTCTGGGATGAGTCTTATGATTCAGAACCCGATCAAAACAAAAGAATATCTATGATTGTTGACATTGTGTCTAACATTTGCAAACATCCAAATTTAAATCAACTGTACAAAGATATGCAATCAGTTATTCAGCACAACAAACAGAAAGCCACAGAAACAGATTATGTGCAAGAAGTTTATGAATTTTTAAATGATAGTCTTACTTGTAGACCACATTATTGGAATGGTCAATAATAGACTCTTTGTCTGTTTCAACAGGACACTGTCTACATATTGAATGAGGTTTACCAAAGTTTTTAATAAATTTTTCAAGTTCTTCATTATCACAATTTAGATCTAACCCAGTGTTTGTGTAAGGTTCCCACAGTTCTATATTTGGGTTATTAAATTTTTTTAGTATGTGTGGGGTGAGCCCAGCAGTACCACACTTATAGAGTTTGCCTTCAAATAATAATGGACACTTTTTTTGTACACACAATTGATTAAATGCATCTGCAGGATTATTATCGTGCGGTTTCATATCACTGTATGTGCCTTTAAAGGTTTGATAGAAACGTTCTGGTCTGTTGATTTGAAATTTAAACTCGTTATTGGTACTCCATCTATTGATATGAAATTCTGTAACCGGTTTCCACTCAAATCTATTCATAATATATTTGATCATTCTGTTAATACGATCATCTTCAACGTGTACACTTATTTTAAGAACACTGTTTCCTAATTCATATAGAGTATCTATTATTTCTAAATTTTTCTCTAATAGCAATCCGTTGGTTACAAATCTTATTTGAGCAGTGGGTAATATTTGCCTTGCTCCTATAATCCACTCGTTGATGTGAGGATGTATCAACGGTTCACCTCCCATAAACCCAATTGCTTCAATGTTAAGACGTTGATTCCATTGTTCTAGCCATTCTTTAGTCTGTGACCATTGTCCGTAGTCTCCTTGATGCTTTAAATCGCTGAAAGTGGTACAGCCTTTACAAGAAAGGTTGCAACTTCTTAGCACCATTACTTCTAAGAATGGTAAATTAAGTTTAGTGTTCATATATGTATATATAATTATTAAATGTTAAACTTTCAATATTATTCTAGCGTTCCAAACTACATCAAACAAGACTTTGATAGATATGGTTATCATTTTGAAGATTGTAAAGATCCATTCACTACAAATGTTATTTTTTATGAGCACGATATTTCTTTTGTTATAGAAAATATTGAACAACTTAAACATAACCAACATATAATAATTATTGATCATCATTTTGTACAGCACAACCGATTATTAAAATTAGACTCATTAGTTGAAAAAAATACTGTTATTTTAATCGGTACTCAATATCTTAAACCATTGTACAAAAACTTAACCACACTACAGATAGGCTCTTCGGAACTATGGTGCAAACACGATGTAATGAAATATGTTATTGATTGTTGGATAACAAAAAGAAAATGGAGTGCAAGTAATCCATGGTTATTACTGTCTGCTCACGGTACTATGCCTTTCCATAAATCAAGAAATCATTTCATAGATAATTTAAAAATCAAATTAGAAAATAAAATTTTTACTAATCCTACCACAGGACCAGACCTATGGGATAGAAAAAGAGAGTTTGATGACTGGATAGAAGAAACATTTGGTAATAGAAATATGTTAGGAGGGTTTGGCTCAGGACTTCCTCGATTTGATTTTTATGATGCAACATCAGCTGAACTTGTATTAGAAACAATATATGAAACTGAAACAGTGCATCTGAGTGAAAAAACTTGGAGACCAATTGCTTGTAACGTGCCTGCTCTATTTTTACTTAACAGTGCTAATTTAAAATATCTCAATGAGCTTGGATATAAAACAAGTTCAACTTTTTATAAAGAGTTAGAACAATGCAAAAGTTATACTGATGTATTATTACTGGTAACAGCACAAATAGACAAACAAGATTTTACAATACTACAACAAGATGCTGAGTATAACTACAATCACTTTTGGAGATATCACAGTGTATGGAGTGACTATGTACCAAATCTTAAAAAAGTATTTGGCCATTCTCCTATAGAAGATATTTCAATAAGACTTAATAAAGTATAAATTTATTTTCTTGCCATTTAAACACAAACTTCTTCTTGGCCTGGACAACATTAATTCTATAAGGTTTCAATGGAAAATGTCTGTATGTGCTTTCACAACGACAAATTATGTCGTTATATAAAATTTCATCGTCTAAAAATATTGTTGCATCTTTATAGTGTTCTAGATCTAATTCAAATTCAATGTCTTCAAAACAATTTGCTTTAGATAAGTCATACACATATTTGTTTTCAGTTTCTTTAATAGTCTTAAATTGGTTACAGTTTTCATAGAAGCCAGCTGGTAAATGTTCACTATCAATCAACACAGTTGGGTCTTGATCAATAATACCATCAAACACAGATGCTTTAATTCTATATCGATTAGCAGTACATTCAGCATCATTATAATAATTTTTAATGTGTTGAAAAAAAGATTTTATTATAAAATTATTTTTAAACTGGCAACCAGTTATCTCCATTAATATAGATTCAACATCTTTTATTTTTACATTTAAAAAGTTATCTTCAATAATCTCAACGTTCTTACCTTTATACTTTTCTTTTAAAAATTGTGCTTTTGCTTTTCTTATTTCTATACAATATACTTTTTTTGCACCAAACTCTAAAGCATAGTCTGTAAGTATTCCTGTACCTGCACCAATATCTAAACAGATTTTGTTTTTAACAATTGGTTGAATTGTTTTTTTAAAAAACATATTACGACCAACATCATTGAGCATTGGAATATGATCTGATATTACAGGATTATAAAACATTAAAAGTAATCTTCCATTGTGCCTTCTCTATAAAGGTCTTGAGTGAGACAGTGTACTCCACCGTCCCAAAACCAACGATGTCTTTGATTACATATAATTGGTTCTATCTTGTGTTTTTTAAGAAAATTAAAAACTTTTTCGTTGTAATTATTAACTAATACACACTCTTCGTTTATAGAGAGCATATTAACTTCAAAAACTGTTTCTTCGCAATAGCCAACCCAATCACCTAGCCAACTTTCAACATAGCCGATCAGTCTATCGTTGTCCTCTTCACCTTCGATCCACCACTTGCCTCCTACTTTTGCTTTCATTTTACGAAACGGAGATAGCTGATCCCAGTACTTGTCTTCCAAATAACAGATATCCCATCCAGGAAATTTCTCATTATAGTTTTGAAGATCATGCAGAGTTACAATGACTCCTGGTTTTAATATGCACCAAGTAGCATCGCCGTGTCCTCCCATCTCTTCGGTGGCTTGTATGTTAACTCTAAATCCTTCTGACTCCCATTTGTTTTTGTGATATTCAATTAATGGCGAGTCTTTCCACCCAGGCTGATTGGTACCCCAAAAGATATCTTTGCCTAATAGATGTATGAAAGAAGTACTCAGTAACCTCTGTTGATCTGGCGTTTGTGGTCCATTAATATGCATCTCATAGGTGTAACTAGAGTCTGAATAATCCATATATTCTTTTGGAAAATGTAACTTGTCTTTGCCTATTTGGCTGAACAGTGTTTGATATTCTGGAAGATTATTCGCCACATAAACATTTTCTCCAATAACTGCCATATCATCTCTGGTTTGTTGAGGCGGTTTTCTTGCATATTGAGATAGATCTACAGGAGTGTTCTCCATATTAGGTCTGTGTACTTCTACGCCAAAACTTTTAAGAGTACGACTTAGATTTTCTAAATCTTCTTTGGTCTCTTCAATCACTCGTGCTAGTGGTGATAGAATTTTATTATCTTTTAAATGTTTAAATTTTTCAATTGGAAATACATCTCCCACAAGACAGGTTTTTAGTGGATGAAATGTACAATAGCCTTTTACTGGTATCATCACATTAATTATACTAGGTTTAGTTGTTGTTGTAAATAAGAATATGCTTATAGATGCTGACGCCCATATTGCCACACCAGATTGTTTCGAAACACTCAACAATAATCAATTCATCGACAGGTATCTAACACATTATCAAAAAACTGGTAATTTAAAAACAGCAGAACAACAAAAAAAAGAAGCACAAGAGCTAGGAGTTACTCATCAAGTCTTGAATTTTTTTGGTGCTAATACAGGATTAAACTATCAACACTCTCCTGACGATGCAGTAAAAATTGCACAAGTTTATAACAATTCTATGTCTACTGTTGTAAACAACAGTGATGGGTTCTTTTCAGCCACCGGTTGGATACCTATGCAAAATACATCAGCATCATTAACAGAAATAGATAGAATTAAAAAGCTAAATCTTTTTGCAGTGTTTGTAGATGATACTATTGCTTGGGGCAGAGCCGAGTGGGCAAAAACAATCTTTAAAAAATGTGCAGAACTAAATCTTCCTGTGTACATTCATTTTACAAAAGTTGAGCACAATGTTAATAACAGTTTAATGGATATTGATGATGACGATATTATTAAAAAGTTACAGCTCAATACGTGGAACTTACAATGTAACCTAGATGGCTCAATTGATTTTTTAAAAATGCTGTATAGTGTGATAGAGAGTGAGTGGTTGGACGAGTTTAAAACAATTAAATTTGTAATTGCTGAACGAGGAATTGATTGGATCAAACCGTTTGTTCAATTTTGTGATAAACATACAGGCAAAGATACGCTTTCCTTATTACAAAAACATTTTTGGTTTACTACCGAACCAGAACACAAAAATTTTATACAAGACGCAGAATATATAGGATGGAATAAAGTTTTATTTGCAAGTGATCACGGACACAATGCAGATTGTGGAGGTGCTAATTTTGGTTATGATTTAGATACTATTAAAAAATTTAATCTACAAACAGATATAGTTGAATTAATCACTTATAAAAATTTTCAGCAGTTAATTCGTTCGTAAACTTTATCAGCCCACTGCTGATTCTGTTCCACAGTCATATGATTGATTGTGCCTATACCCCACCCGTCTTTCTCACCTGCGGTTTTGGAAAAAGCGAACAAGCTCTCATCTATAAATGTCCCAGACTGTAATCTTATTCCAGCGTTCTTACCTGCAGTCTCAAATGGTTTGAATGACCACATCTGTAAGAGTTTTTTATCCACTTTGGACAGCACGTGTTGATCAAAATACTTTATAGCATATTCGTAAGACAACTCGTCTTTATCATAGGAGTGAAGATACTTCCAATAGTCATCTAGAGCTCGATACACATTGGTATCCACACCCTCCAGTGGTTGTGTGTTAGCACTCAGTATCAAGTTAGGATGATATAGTCTGTAAGGTTCAGTCCAACAGAACACACAGATATCAGGCAAACGATGTTGCTCTTTCAAACGATTGAACTGCATTATTGTTGTCCATATGCTCCTGCCAGGCTCTCCCCAATGCACGATACGAGCATTCAGTTTCTTAGACAGCAATACACACCAACTCTCAGATTCTCGACCTGCACAAAAACTATCACCAAAATATCCTATTGTTGTCATTTAATGATAATTATCAGTATATATTATGAAGTATTCATACTCTGACTGGAATGGTAAAACAGGTACTATACCTGTGTTCTGGAACAAAGAACATTACCTGAATTCAGGCTGGTACAGACATCCTGATCGTACACACGGATTTTCTACAGAGGATACCAACTATAAAATATATGGTGATAATTTAGGAGTATATATTCCAAAGACTCTTAACTCTACATTTGAACAAGCATTTGATTTTTTTAATTTAGATGAAATAGTATTCTCTTTATCTATGTACGAACCTGGAATGATACTGCCTTGGCACAGAGACAACTACCCAACCTACAGCAAAAATAAAGGCATAGTAGAACCAGAAGGCATAGTGAGAGTTATGGTGTTTTTAGAAGATTCTGCTCCTGGCCACCAATTGTGGATTGATAATAAAATGTGTACAGGCCCTGCAGGATCTTGGTTTGCTTGGCAAGGCAGAACTAAACATATGGCGGCAAACCTTGGAGAAGTTAATCGTTACGTAATGCAGATTACTGGCATTCTCCCTGAGCAATCTTAAATTCACTATTCCAGTTGTTGTTTTCAAAGTGCAGTTTGTTGTGTATTAAAATATCTTTGAGCTTGTCATACACATCAAAAGGATTTTGTTGAGCAAGTTTGTGCATAGAATCCAACACCATAAAAAATCTTTTAGACATATCTGGTTCGTCATCATACGATTCATCTATCACAGGCGCAAAACTTTTAAATCCTAGTTTACGAAATGCTTTTAAATGTCCAGGAGATCCAAATATTACAAAAGGTCTGCCAGCCACCATGGGTTTGGCCTGTTTCTCTGAAAACATAGCAAACTTTGGACTTATAACTGTTTCAACCATTGAACTATAATAGGTTTGATTATATATCTCAGGATCAATAAGATCTGAACACCTTATTTGACTGCCTGAAATAAATGTTTCTGCTGTGTGTTGCTGTGGACGCATTACATACTTGCTCCAACTACCTTTGTTCACATCTTTTCCATAATAAGTTAACAAAGTTGAAGACATTACTGGATGTTGTTGAATAAGAGAGTAAATTATATCTTTAGTATCATTCCATTCGCCTAGTAATAAATCAAATCGCAGATTAGTTTTTTTTATTTCATAATTAACACAAAGATCTAACAGTTTTTTACATTCAGAATTACGTTTATATAATTGCCATCCTTCAAAAAACATTTCGTTAATATAATGTAAATTAGATATATCTTTGTGAATAGGTACACAGTTAGCAAAGAAAGTACAGCGAGAAGAATCAAATTCTTCTACAAAATCTACAGTTCCAAAAAAGTCATTATTCAGTTCGTAGTTCAATCCAGGCTGACCCAATTTAATGTAGATGTGATCCGCAGTTGCAAGAGCATTGTTAATTGACTCTCTTAACCTATTAACCTCCGCAGTTCCTCCTGCCCAACTAGTAATTAATTTTTTCATAATAACACTGCTTCAATCTTGTTTTGATTATGACTTAAATATATTTTTTTATTATGCTCTAATAACGGTTCTAAGTCTTTTTGTAAAAAATTTAAATCGTCCAAAGACATAGTTGCAATTTTATCAATTTCTTTGTTCATTCTATCTAATCTTTCTTCACCGGTATACTGATCATAAGATTCGTCAATTATATTTGAAAATGTTTTATAACCTATTTTCTGTAGGTTAGATAGATAATTTTTTGGGCCAAATACTATAAACGGTGTTTTTGTAAAAAGAGCTCTACCTGTTTTTTCAGTTGGATAAAATGTAATTCCATTATGCCAAGTTTCACATACTACATCTAAAAAAAAGTCATTGTATTTGTCTATGATGTAAAAAGCCTTGTCCCAATTAATATATCCATTGTCAGCGGCAACTGGGTCTTTGTTTAAAGGTAAAACAGGATAAAAATTTTTAATATTATTTTTTAGTTCTATGTTTTCAGTTTGTTTTAAATAGTAGTTGATAGGAAACTCTTTTTGTTGAAATGTTTGTAAAGTTTTATCTCTATGATACAAATACAAGTAACTTGATAAACACAATCTAAAAAATCTCGCAGATCCTACAAAACAACCAAAATGTTTTTTTATTTGTTTATTGTATTCGTACGGTCCTTTATGAGTTTGTCCTGCTAAAAAAACATCACAGCCAAGAAATCTAAAAATGTTAGGCCAATAGTTTGGTTGTAATAAATTTCCTGTTTCAATTTTTATTCTATTTTTATCTATTCTGTTATTATTACAAAAATTTTCTAAAATATCAATTAGTGTTCTATTATTATGATAAATTTCTTTTAGATCTGGCCCCTCACCAATAACCAATGTAAGATTATCGTTGTTTATTTTAAAAGATTCTAAACATTCATAAAGTTCTTCGGTGTTAAGAATTTCTTTTTCTAAAACAAATATTTCAAAAGTAATCATTATAAAAAATAATACTCCATTAGGGTTTCGCACTTGATACCTTTAGTGCGTGATATAAAAGACTGTATGGGTTCACAGTCTTTCCAATGAAACTGATTATGATACATTGGCTGATAAGAAAATGTTGCATTAAAAGATTGATCGTTGTTTAACAAAAAAGTTACTTCACTATCTATATGTTTAAAAGGTTCTAAAAATTTATCTTTAGAATCAATTAATTCAAATTCATAATTGTTGTATTCATTATTATTCTTTTCAATTATAAGATCTAGAGGAATAACTGGTAAATTTAAATATTTGGCCACCATAATTCTGCTTCCGCCTGGATGAATATTAATATTTTTGTTTGCATATAATCCCACTAATGGTTGGTTAAATTGATGAGTATTTTTTAAATTTTTAAACAGCATTCTTACATTATGAAATGTAATATCATAAGGATCTTTTTCTATAAAAATTCTAGCTAATCTTTCTAATTCGTTTTCCCAATCAAAATCAATTACCGTAGTGGGAAACTGTTTAAACCGTTTAATACAGTGATTAGACTCTACTATTTGGTAAATCCATTTCACTAACTCTGATTCGTTTAGGAGTTTCATACTGCTATTTAAATACATCACATGAAGGTTCTCACTAAAAACGAATACTCGCCATTAAAATCTGTAATTGTAGGTAGACCTGAATATGCCAGCTGGCCTGTGGGCGACAACTTCTTTGATACTATGCTTAATTTAAGCACATTCAAAGGTCGTCCTGACAGAGGTACACTGCCAGAAAAAGTCATACAAGAAGCTCGAGAAGATGCTTATCTTTTTATTGATTTGTTAGAAGACGAAGGAGTCACTGTCTATAGGCCAGAAATTGTAGATTGGAGAAGAACAATAGCAGGATTAAATCACGTTACCACAGGAATGAGTTCTTGGAGTGCTAGAGATATTTTATTATCTGTGGGAGATATGATTATTGAATGTCCTACCCCTTTTGTCAGTAGACAACACGAAGCATCTGCCTATCACGAAATACGAAAACAGGCCATAGCAGATGGATGTCGATGGATTGCGGCTCCACAACCTCCAATGGAGAAAGCAGAATACAATGTTAAAATTGGCGGTCGAGTAGAACTCACAGAACGATATCCTATCTTTGATGCCGCCAATGTGTTAAAAATGGACGATAAATTATTGTATCTTTATTCGTCAACAGGCAATATGTCAGGTGCAAAGTGGCTACAAAAAATTGTTGGTTCTGAATTTGAAGTTGTTGTTTGGGATAATGTATATCCACACGCTCACATCGATTCAACTATTATGCCTATTAGTAAAGATACTGTGATGTTAAATGCTGACCGAGTGTCTGGAGAAAATCTACCTAAGTTTATTAGACCAATGAAAAAGATTTGGGTACACGATTGTCGGCCTGGCTCTTTTTACAAATTTCCCTACGCATCTAAATGGATAGGAATGAATGTGTTGAGTATTAATCCTGAAACGGTTGTGGTTGATGCCATACAAACAGAATTAATCAAACAACTGCAAAATGAAAAGTATAGAGTGATAGAAGTCACGAACAGACACAATAGAACATTAGGAGGCGGATTTCATTGTATGACCTGTGATCTGGAGAGAGAATGCGGATAGGATTTATAGGATTGGGCAAATTGGGACTGCCCTGTGCTGAGGAAATGTCACGACAGCATTCCGTAATAGGTTATGACGTTGAACACAGAGTATCTGCACACATAGAGATAACACAAGACATTAAAAATATTTTTAAAGACACCGAAATAATTTTTATTGCAGTGCCTACACCACACGATCCTCAGTACGATGGATCGCATCCAACCACACAATTACCCAACAAAGATTTTGATTATTCAACAGTTGTTAATGTTTTAAAACAATGCCAACGATATGCAAACAAGAATCAGATAGTCAGTCTGATCAGCACAGTGTTACCAGGTACCACCCGTAGAGAGTTCGCTCAATACACTCGTAATTTTCAATTTGTTTACAATCCTTATTTGATTGCAATGGGTTCTGAAGCCTATGATATGGTCCACCCTGATATGGTTATTATTGGTACAGAATATGGAGAAGAATCTAGAGCGGCAAAAGTTGTATCACAGTTTTATAAAAAACTTATTCTTAATAATGCACAACAGATGACGGGCACGTGGGAGGAAGCAGAAGGATTTAAAATATTCTACAACACAATGATATCTGCTAGACTAGCACTGGTTAATATGATTCAAGATGTGTCACAGAGAATTGGTCATATGAATGTGGATAAGATAACTGATGCCTTTAAAAAAGCATCCGTAAGAATAACGGGCAAAGGTTATTACAAAGCAGGAATGGGCGATGGAGGTGCTTGTCACCCTAGAGACAATATTGCACTCAGCTGGTTAGCTGAACATTTGGATTTAGGATATGATTTATTTCATGCAATCAGTCATGCTCGAGAACAGCAGACTCGTAATATGGCCAAGTTTGTAGCAGACATCTGTCGTAAAGAAAATAAACCGTGTGTGATTAACGGCAAAGCCTACAAGCCTTCAGTTCCATATACTATAGGATCTCCCTCAGTACTTTTAGAACATTATCTAAAAGAACAAGGCGTAGAAGTAATGTTTGCAGACAATGAGACCAAAGATAATGTAAATGAAATTATTGATTGTGTATGTGTGATGGCTCACGATCCTCAAACCACATACAATCACACAGGCAAAAAATACGAACAAAAATTATATTTCCAACCAGTTAAAGGCAATACAATTATAGATCCATGGCGTTGTTTTACGAACAAAAATTATAATGTAATATACTATGGTTCCGGACAATAGAACTTTCAGCTGGAATGCTGGACTTTTGAAAAAAGATCATATGGTATTTCATAGAACCAATAAATCTGCTGGTACATATTTCTTTAATCTATTACTAGCAAATGATTGGAAAGAAATACAAGAGCACGAAATAGATGAGCTCGATCATCATTTTGGAATTATTCTGGATCCATATCAGAGAAGAGCCAAAGCCATTACAGAAAGAATTTTTATGGCCAACCAACAGTCTAGAATAGATGATGCTGAATTTTTAAGACTGATTGAAGATGCGTGTGTGCTTGATGAGCATATGATACCTTACTCTACACAGTTTAAAGATGTACCGCGATTGACTCTGTTTCCGTTGATAAAAACTCATAACATTGTGACTGTTATCACAGAGTTTTTAGCTCAGTATAATATTACTCTATTACTGAAAAACATAGACGCACACGAATCAAACTCAGAGAAACTAAACGTGCATAACAAAGTGTATGCAAAGTTAAAATGGGGTGTATTTGAGCACGTTTTTAAAGAAGATATACTGTTGTACGAAGAAACTTTAAAAAATTTTATAAATACTTGCAAAAAGTAAAGGAACATTTAAAATGGCTGGACAATATCAACACAAAAGATACTTTAAACAGTACAATTATGACACATCGTCTTATGAAACATTTTCAAGCGTAGAAGACGCTCAAACTAAACTAGTATTTGGCTCTTGTTTCGACGCAGGATCACCAACAAAATCTTACAGTTTAGAAGACTCAGGACAAACTCTTGTGGTCAAGTATCAATTTAACTCAGATGCAGAACAAACTACTTTTAAAGATACTGTCGACACTGCTTGGGCGAGTGGTACTGCTTTAAACGGTAACACAGCTACAAAAAATCCATTAAGAATAGGCAATCCAGACTGGGAATCAGTAACTCCTCCGATGGTAGAAGTATTAAAATGCTTTCACGTAAAAACTGAATGGTTAAACAGTGATGACACTGTTGCTTTAGTATCTGATTCTTTAGTAAACTAATATTCAAAAAAAAAGGGCGACATTTCTGCCGCCCTTTTACAACTTAACTAAAAAGTTTTAATTATGCAGAGTGATTGATCACTTTTCTGCCTGACTTCTTCAATAGAGAAATGATGTTTGATTTCATTTCTAAAGCAGAAGACTGAGGAGCAGTACCGATCACGTTTACTGTAAAGTCCAAACCTTTTGATAAAAGTTTGTTAGTAGCAGTTTTTCTCGCAGTGTTTTTTACTGCTAGGTTTCTGAACTTGATTTTTCCACCGTGAACTTGACCATTTACCATGTAAGCTCTTGCTGGCTCCGCGAATACACCAATTTGTTTAGCTCTTGTTCTGAACTCTCTAGTGTATACAACGTATTGTGTGCTTTTTGCCATTGTTTTCTCTTCCTTTGTTTTTGAAGAGACAGTTTTGTTAGATCTAAATAATCCAAAAAACATAAGTGCCTCTTTCTGTTATAATTGTGCTATCAGAATATCCTGATAACATATAAAAATATATTTTAAACTATTTTAGAAAAATGTCAACCGTTAATTGTAATCTTTTTTGGTAATTATTTTTTCACAATAGATATGGAAAAAAATGCATCATTAGTTTTAAGTTGAAAGTTTTTCTTATGAGCAATAACCACTTCTATATTACAATAATTAAATTTTTCCGTATTAGGTGCTATCTCCCAACTGTATAAATTACCAAATCCGTTTTTTTCTGCATTAAAATTATGATTAGCAGGAATTTGTGCTGTAAAAACTTTTAAATCTTTATTCCATACAATTCCGTGCTCTTGTACTTGTAAAATGTAATCTTTATGTAGTCGAGCTCTCCATGGAAAAGCAATTAATGTAAAGTCCCACTCATACTCAGCATTATGTTTTTCTGCAAAATAAGTGCCGTGTAGCATTTCTGGATGAAATATTTTCCTACATATAACATTCTGCTCACCGCGATACTCCACAGGCATTGCGATTGTGTAAGAGTTTTGTAATAAAGATCTTAAACCTAAACACGCTCTAGCTGTATTATTATACCTGTCGTGATCTGTTGTATAGTTTTCTAAATTATTTTTAAGATTTCTAAACCACGCAGGCAAATAATTAATAGTTTTAACAGGTGGATTACATTCTAAATCTTTTACATATTCATCCAGCCTTGCAGATTCCCAAGTAAGTAGTTCGTTCACATAGAATTCTTTAGGTTGGTATAACATTAATTGTCTTTAATATTGGGCACGTGAAAGAGATCAACCCCGTCATCTAACAGATCGTTTATCTGCTCTTTGGTAGGAGTACCATAGAACTTATCGTCTCGTTGTCCTTCGGATGCTTTGATGGCTTCATCATAAAACTTATCACCCACATTCTCAAACTCTGTTTCTATCTGTTTTTTTATACGACGCATCACAGTTTTGGCCTGTGAAGCCAACATCATTTCATCACTTGTTATGCTCTTGCGATAAGACTCTAACTTCTTTTCTGTTTTCTTCTTTTTAGAAGTTTGTACACCAGGAGCCATGAGTGCTTTGTCCACTTTACCACTATCGCACACAGGACAGGTCAGTTGTCCTTTCTTTTTTTGTGTATCAAATGATTTGCTGTCTGGAAACCACCCATCGAATTCGTGTTCTGAATCACATATTAAACGATATTTGATCATATACATACTTATTATAAACTATCTTGACAAAAAAACAATCTATATATAATATAACATTATGGTTAAAATACTCTCAGAAATAGAAAAATTAAAATTAGAAAACAGTAATTTAAAATTTCAAATATCTGAATACCAACAGATTGTGGCTGAACTATCTGCACAATTAAAAGAACACAAAGACACCAACGACTTTATTAAATCTTTCGAAGCAGACAAAAAGTAACAGCATCTGTTCTTCGACGAAACTTTATATAATCCTCAGTATAATAAACATTGCACGGACCCCCGTATTTCCTTAGAGCCTCTTCTTTTTGCCACATAGAAAACATATCCTCGTCTTTTATATAAACTCGTGTGCCCCACACCAACGGCCACCAATGTATAGGATTAGATCCGTATTCTACATATATAAACATATAAGGCAATGTCAACACTATCGTAAAAGGTTCTGCCCACCATGGAATAATATCAAATGTTGTCCAGTCTATGAAATGAACAATGCCCCACCAAATACCTACAATTACCAAAAAAATAATCAATAATTCTAGGTTCTCGCCTTCTTCATGACGATCTCTGTAATACAACCGTGTCATACATATTATATAGTACAACTTTTTCTAATAGACAAATATAAATTTTATGTTATTATAGAGTAAATATTACATTATGCAGAAAAAAACTCGTAGTATTCTAGAAGAACTATCGTCAGCAAGAACAAATGTTGATCCAGAAAACTTTGTGGAATCAAGAGCATCACATATTATAGACTCAGCAATTAATCTTATACAATACATTCGAGAACACTTCGATGATCAAACAGCATTTACATTAGAAAAGAAATTCAATTCAGCTATAAAAAATTTAGATGGTAATAAGTTTTCCAAAGGAGTGAGCAAAATTAGAGAACTTAAAGATCTAAAAACACAATTCACAATCAAAAAAGGCGAGCTCACAGACGAGGAAGATTAATGCTCGTTGAAGAGGTATTACAAGAGTTTAAAAGAACTCATCTAGAACACATAGAAGATATTGTATTAACCAATGGTTATGAGGGTGGTGTTACTGTGGTGGGATATTTCACCGACATCTACAATATGCTGAAAGGATCTTCTGCAAACTCACTGCAAGTATCTGTTAAATGGGATGGAGCGCCTGCTGTGATATGTGGCATCAATCCAGACAATGGCAAGTTTTTTGTGGGCACTAAATCAGTGTTTGCTCAATCTGCCAAAATCAATTATACCAAACAGGACATTGCTCGTAACCACGGCACAGATGATCTAGGACAAAAGTTATTAAAATGTCTAGTACATCTACCCAAACTGAACATACAGGGAGTGGTACAGGGAGATATGATGTTCACAGACAATGATCTAACCACGCAAGACATCAACGGTGGTAAGTTCATCACATTTAAACCCAATGAGATTGTGTACGCCGTGCCTGAAGACTCAGACATAGGCAAACAAATTGCATCTGCCAAAGTGGGCATAATATTCCATACCACGTACACAGGAGAACGATTAGCAGATATGAATGCCAAAGCGGGTGTGGATGTTGCTAGTTTTACAAAGACTGCAGATGTGTGGTTTGATAATGCTTCATACAAAAACGTTGCAGGTTCTGCCACATTTACAAAAACAGAAAGCACAGACTTTGCTAAAGGCATACAAATTCTTAAGACGTTATTAAATGGAGTTCCTAAAAATCTTTCCGCAATGTTAACCACCAACAAAGATTTTGTACCAATGTTTCAAATGTACATCAATGCAGAAATTAAACAAGGCAAAGTACCCACAGATGTAAATGCTTTTCTAAAAGGGTTTCAACAGTTCTATCTAGACAGAATGCAACAGCAGTTGGCAGGATTAAAAGCACAGAAGGCCATCGCTCTACGACAACAGAAGATGGCAGAGATGCCTAAGTTCCTTGCCACAATGCGAAAACCTCTATCAGCAATGTTGGCATTCTACAAACAGGCACAGGCATTAAAAATGCAGGCACTACAAAAAATGAATCAGGCAATGCAGGTGGGCACATTCGCTCAGACTGATGCAGGGTTAGAAGTCACAGACCCAGAAGGCTTTGTGGCAGTGGGCACAGACGGTGGTGCTGTTAAGTTAGTGGATCGACTAACGTTCTCAAGAAGAAATTTGACTGCTATCAAAAAATTTGAGCAGTCGTAGAATACTGTCTCCCACAACACCTTTCACTGTGTTCTTATCGAAAAATAACTGTCGATTGTGTGTTCTTATCTCTTTTGTTCTTTGATACAGTTCTGTACTATCCATTTCTGTTATGGATCTCACAGTTTTTACAATCTTCTCTATTTTTTTGTCCTCGTCAGTTTCATTATCATATGTCTCATCAAACACCTCAGAGAATGTTTTGAATCCTAATTGTCTCAACCATTTTAAATAATGATTGTTTCCGTGCACCACAAAGAGATGTTCAGCAATAATGGCTTTCCATATTTTTTCAGTTATAAAAATATTATCTCCTACATTGGTTTCAGATACGATACTAAAGGTTGTGTCATTGTAGGGTGCTTCGAATAGATCCTGATCCATACCTCGATAAGGATAATTCTTTCGATCCACCCACGGCAACTCGTATTCTTCTGGTAATCGTATGCCCAAATCAATAAAAGACACCAGACTGTTTTTCAATAGTTGTTGCTGTGATAGTGCATCATACAATTTTTTTCTATGTTTCCTATACATATTTTTATTTAGATATAAAAAATCATATTTTTTATCTGAATGATCAAACATAAATTTTCTATTTTGATGTTTCTCATACATCATGTGCCAAAAGAATGAAACATCTCCCTCCCACCTTGTGACTTGTTTATCCTTTAACAGATTTTTGTACACGTCAATTGATATGTTATTGTTAGACTCCCATGGATGAGCAATGATAAAAACAAATCCTAAATTGTGTAGTTTTTCTATTCTCCTACCTATGTCATGGATGTACTCTTCATTCCGCCAACTTTTATGATAAGAATCTCGATGGTCTATTAAGGCAATCTTCCGGTCATATTTGTTTAGATTAAACTCTGGTAATTCATAATAGTTGGCAAAATAATCAAAGGTCTCGTTTGGTACATTAGCAAATCTCCAATAATTTTCAAAATAGAAATGATCTCCCATATGCATCAGATCAGTTAAAACAAGATTATGTTTGGTCATACTCAAGACGGTAAATATGGCTATGTTAATGCCCTTTTTACAGTATGTATCTGAAGCTCGAGTAGTCAGACGCAATAATGACCTAGAAAGATATACCTTTCAGGATATACAGGAAAGAGTGTATGTCAGTTTCCTTGCTCTATCACTGTTAAAAAACAACAAAGAAACACAGGACTGGGCTAAGAGCTATGCTGACCAAACCATGGCATATGGTGCTTTTGACATTGTGAGAGGGTCAGCTAATGACCTACACAATCTACTCGCGGTGCTGGATGGTAGAAAAGATATTCTACAGAAATTACGAAACAAAAGAGACGCTGAAGTACAGAGACAGCGTTCTCCATTCCCTACACTGTTCACCAAAAGATATCTACGCAAACTCACAGATGATTACAGTTTCCTCTATAGATTGGAAAGAGAGTTGAGAATACATAACTCAAGATACAGACAGATGAGAAGATCCATTGCAGATTGGAATCAACAGACAGCAACTGATAAGAAAAAAGTTTTGAGAGATCTTAGTGCTGTTTTGTTAGATCTTATGCCAAATTCTGATATTCATCGTAAAATTAAGACAATATTAGCATAAAACCATTATATTACAGCATAATTTACCAATTTATGGACTAAATAGATTTAACGCATTGCCTGAGCGGCAATTCGCCCATTTTAACTAGAGAACAAAAAGGAGAATAAAATGGCAATATCAAAAAATAACTTCTCACTAAACCAAAACTATGAAGTTGGTTCAGTAGATGTAAAACTTTTCACAGTAGACTTTATCAACACTATGGCGTCTGAGACAGGTGATGTATCATCTGGTTCAACAACTGCTGGTATCGATCTTGTGAGAAACACAATCAACCAATACGTGACTATCTTAGCAGAAGGTCCATTAACTGATTCAGGAACTCAAAAAACTTTTATGGTTAGAGCTGATCAATTAGATGAGTTATCTGCTACTACTACGTTAGCGGCATTACAAACTGCAATCAGAGCGTTAGATCAGTCTTCAGCGGCTTATCCTAACATTCAAGCAAACATCACGTCAGCAACAGTTACAGAAACTAAACTTGGTATCTTAACTGCGGCGGCTGTAAGCTAATAGTCTACCGTAAGGTAACACTTTACCAAAAGGGCGGATCTTTAATTAGGTTCGCCCTTTTTTGTTTGTATAAATTAAAGTAACAGTTTATAATGCATAGATGTATTCATTCGCTATTCAGACACTAGTAGACATCACAGAGAATGGAAATCTCAAAAAAGAATTTCCATTTAAGACTCTGTCTGGGGAACTGATACACGATAAACATTCACTGGAAATTGCTCGCAATCAGAATTCTAATTTTACAACACTGATTCAACTGCTACAAATGAGAGGTAATATTGGGTGGGATAAACCACCCATACGATCTGAGCTGGTATTGACTCAGGATAGAACATTTGGATCGCACTACGAAGGCAAAGCCAACTGTTGGACCTTTATGTGGGAAACAGAACAGCCAGAAATCTACAATGATATGAGCACACCTTGTGGCAGTCTTGTGACGGATTTTGATTGTGTGCCCATACTAACGTTCTGTAAAGAATCTGTAACGTTTCCTGCCAACACATTCATTACTCAGGATCACAAATTTAAAAACACTCAGTTTACCTATCTTGGTATTCAGACTAAATAAATGTACATTAAGGCTCACCCAGGCAATCTCAGGCAACACTATAAACAAACCCTAACAAGGAAACAATGAGCACTGATCTCGAAAAACAGAACCTGGAAGCACACGTAGACCTTTGTGCAGAACGCTACAAAGGATTACACGATCGCTTGACTGCTATTGAGCAAACACTTAATCGCATCAATGCAGATATGGTTCAGAGTCAAAAAGGCACAAGCAGAACGCTCATCGCCACAGCAGGCACAGTGGTAGCAGGACTACTATCCACGATAGTCGTAATCCTGATGAAAATGCCTGGCTAAAAAATATTCAAAACAAAAATGTACGCAAGATTATCACGATATGTTCGTGTATATGTAACTGAAAGACAGATAGAGTTCGTTCACAAGTATGAGAAACGTTTTCCTATGCTACAGACTCAATTTGATGTGGAAGACATAGCCACAGCTCAAACACTTGCTTCTAAAGGTATATTGGTAAGAAAAAAACTTTCTGACAACACACAATATAATTTAAATACAAACATACGTTTTGAAAATGACGGAAACAAAAACTGAACTACAACGACAGATAGAAGCATACAATCTCAAAGATAGATTGAAAAATCTTGCTGAGCGAGAACTAGAACGACAACCGTTTCGTCATCTACCCAAACAATTTTCCAAAGGTATTCTTATAGGTAACATTGCAATTGTCCCTCGTAAAGTGGATGATTCACGGTTCGTGTATGTGATAGCAGATATGGTGAATGCAAAGATACTGTACGATTCAATCAATCTAAAACAGACTGCTATACTAGTAGCACATCATCTAGCTGATGGTATGTCTGTGCCAGAATCAATACTAAACACAGACGAACACTTTGCATCTAAAATATTTGAAATCTCAAACTTTCGTAGATTCATTCGTTCAGCGAAACTAAACAAAGACGAAGCCAAAGAATTTATATATCAAGAAAAATTAAATCAAGCAAACCGTCAAGCGGATCGTTTGAAGCGTGAAATACAGTCAAACTTTGATTCCACATTCCGTATGAACTTCGCTAAATAACGTAAATAACATTATGCACAGCAAAGAATTTACAAAACCCGTAACAGCAGAGAGTTTGTTAAAAACGTTTGAAACTCGTTTTGGACAAACAGTAAACCTAACTGGTATGACAGTAGAGCAAATGGAAGATGTTGCTAATCATATCAGAACAAAAATTCACACTCTAACAGACAATATGCACTTTGGACACGAGTTGAAGAACAACGAGTATCAAAAATCACAGGCAATGTTAGACATAGTTAATCAGGCAGTAAAAGAAGCAGGACAAGGTATCAACACAAACATACCTCCAGCACAACAGGCTGTAATTAAAAAAATTCAAAACATACCCACTCTTAACCCGCAGGACAAAGATCAGTTGATTGGTGCTATGGTACAGAAAGAATCAGAAGTCAAAGAAGGCATTGAACAACAATCAGAATTAATTCTTGCCGCAAAAGATATGATGGACAAAGTAACAGGTTACCTTGAAGATCTTGCTTCAATGAAAACAGAAGGTATGTTATCATTAGCAGATTCAATCAGAGATGAAATGGGTGCAGACAAAGCAGATGCTTTCGTTGCTAAAATCCAACCTGCTATTGAGTCAGCAGAAGCCGCTCTATCACAAACTAGAGAAGATTTAGAAAGTGGTGTGAGAATATTAACTGGTGAAGAAACAGCCGCAGAACCAATGGGCGAACCTGAAGCAGATTTAGATTCAGAAGAAGACTTAGACTCATTAGACTCTGACTCAGACGAGTTCGGAGCCTCAGACGCAGAAGCAGGTGGAACTGAACCAGAAGGCAGAGAGCAAAGAGAGTCAAGAGAAGTTTTCGAAACCACATCAAGAATATTATCTAAACTCGCAAGGAGATAATCCTGTGAGGTTCTTTGAGTTCCAAGACAGCAAAACAATTGAACTGCAATCAGCAATAGTGAACACTCTCAACAGTATCCGAGGTGATGCCAACGATGCTGAGCAAACCACAGAAATCAGTTTTGCCGCACTGGATCAAATAATGAAGAACACAGGCTATCCACAGTTCACTTACTCATTATTCAAATCAATGTATGACTCGTCCGACGCACTTAAAAGTGTAGTGGATGATTTTAATCAAGAAAAGATTATTCTCAAGACTGAAAAAACAATGGCCAAAGACGAACCTATGAATTACGACGACACTGGTTCCACTGATGTGGTAAAGAAAATGGCTAAATCCGCTCTTAAAAGAAGATCATAATCGTTCAACTAATTAACTGTATGGATATCATAGATCTAGGTCTAGAATCATTAAAATTAGGACTATTGTCATCTGATAGATTCTGGAATAAAAAATTAATAATTTTTAACACAGCCAGTCAATGTGGCTTTACCAAACAGTTAGCAGATTTTCAAAAAATATACGAAGAAGGTTTAGCCGTTCCGATAGCTATTCCCACAAACAATTTTGGCAGTCAAGAACCAGGCGATGACTATGAGATTATTCAATTTGCTAAAAATCGTTATGGTGTAACATTTCCAATTTGTAAAAAAACAAACACAGATCATACATTTTTTAAAAAGTTTGGCACTCCTGATTGGAACTTTAACAAATATCTTTTCAATGAGAAACACGAATTTGTAAAACAATTCAATGCCTATACACTACCAATGGATGTGTTAAATGCCTAAATCCTATTGTGATTATCCATGGAGACATCTATATGTGCATACTTCTGGACATCAAAAAATATGCTGTATGAGTGAGGATAATATCCTCAAAGACGATGGCTATCATCATTACAATAGTTCTCGAGATGGCTTGTTTGACAGTTGGAACAGCGAGTATATGAAAAATATACGAAAGAAAATGATTGCAGGCGAATCTATCCCTAACTGTGAGAAGTGTGTGCGTTCTGAAACAGAAGGGTTGCAATCAATGCGAACAGAACTTTATAGGAAAAAAAATATAGCAAGAACAAACGCAGATGGATCTGTGGATCATTTTCCAGAGTCGGTTGAATTACATTTTGGAAACACTTGTAATCTTCACTGTAAAATGTGCAGTCAAATGTTCAGTCATTCTATTGGCAAAGAGCTAATCAAAATGGGTGAACAAGATCCTGACTTTTTACAATGGGTCAAGAAAGAGTCTGGGGTGTTAAACAATTGGACAGGTGAATTAGACATAGTATATGACTGGTATAAAAATGATAAAATTAAAAATAGTATATTTGAAAACGTAAGCAAACACGTTCAAAATTTAACAGTTATTGGAGGCGAGCCCACTATCATAAAAGAATTTTACGAATTATTAGATTATTGTCATAGAGCAAATACTCTGAAAGAAAAAAGTTTAATGGTTACAACCAACATGACCAATACAAATAAAAATTTAAGCACTTGGTTAGGTAACCTTAGACATTTTACTATTCATGCTAGTATAGATGGAATACAAGAAAGGAATACCTACATACGTTTTCCGTGCGATTGGAACAGTGTTTTAAAATCAATTGAATTCTATAAACAAACAATCTTAAAACATAAAAATGGGAATTTTTCTTTTGCACCAGCAATACAATTATTAAACATTGATCAATTAGACGATCTAATTAATTTCTTTATAGAAAATTTTATTACTAAAAATTGTGATATTGCTTGGGTATCACAAGTCAGATATCCAATTATATGCGATTACTCAATAACACCTACCGACTACAAACAAAAGATTGCAGAGAAATTGTCTATATCAGCTGACAAAATACAAATAGAAAAGATTAAAAATAATTTAAAAGCTCACGCAGAAGATATTATGAGAGAATTATATAATAAAGATCAAAAAAGAAACTATCAAAAAATGTTTATTAGATATAATGACTTTCAAGACAGTTTTAGAAAAAAACAAACTTGGAGACAATTATTACCTGAATTGGAAAAGTCTTTGACTGATTCCTTAAAATAAATTATAATATGGCTGTGAAAATATCAAACGAAATTCTACAAAAACAAGGCATTGTAGTAAATGCAAAGTATCCTTATGATCAAATCAAACGAGTAACCACAGAAGGTCGCAGACATTATGCTACACCCGACGGAAGACAAGTACCATCAGTAACCACTATACTTTCTGCTACCAAAGACATGACACACCTTAATGCTTGGAAGAAAAGAATAGGCGAACAAGAGGCACAGAGGATTGCTACAGAATCAGCCAACATCGGCACAGTGATGCACCGCAGTCTTGAGAAGCACGTGTTAGGGCAAGATCGTACACCTGGCAGTAACCTCATACAACAAAAAGCACACGCAATGGCTAATGTGATCATTGAGCACGGTTTAAAAGATGTATCAGAGGTTTGGGGGTCGGAGATCAATCTCTACTATCCAGAACTGTATGCAGGCACTACAGACCTTGTGGGGGTATGTCACGGTGCACCTGCCATAATGGATTTCAAACAGGCACGCAAACTAAAGAAAGCGGAATGGGTGGAAGACTATTTCCTACAGTTGGTGGCCTATGCGGAGGCACACAACAAGTTATTTGACACGGACATACGCACGGGTCGTATCTTTATATGCACACAGAAAAACGAATATCAGACCTTTGAAATAGACGATTACGACAAATGGTCCGACCGGTGGTATCGCAGAGTAGAGCAATATTATAAGTCCATTCTTTAATATAAATACTGTAAATTATGGCAGTTGTTCAGATATCACGTATTCAACACAGAAGAGGTCTTGCTACAGATCTACCACAACTTGCGGCTGGCGAGTTGGGTTGGGTTGTTGATGAACAAAGATTATATATTGGAAACGGCACAGTAGCAGACGGTGCTCCTGCTGTAGGTAATACAGAAATAATGACTGCTGGGTCATCTAGTTTTCTTACAGCAATATCATACATTTACAAAGGATATCTTGGTGCATCCACACCTATCGTTACAGGTAACGGTATAGATATTACTCGAACACTACAACAGAGATTAGACGATTACGTATCTATAAAAGCATTTGGTGCCACCGGAGATGGTAGTACAGATGATACTGCGGCTATTCAAAGAGCACTAGATGAATTGTACACAGACACAGACAAAACAGATTCTCGATCTAGAAGAAAACTTTTCTTTCCAGCTGGTCAATACAATATCAGTTCTTCCATTACAATACCACCTTACGCAACAATAGAAGGTGAAGGTATAGACAAGTCAATCATTTATTATTCAGGGTCATCAGCTCCTGTAGCGAAAACACAGGACAATGCAGGCAACGAGTATGGTGCTATGACCACTGTAGCAACTAATATTAATATCGAAGGAATGACGTTCAAAAACGGAACTGCACACAATGGTGTGAGTTTGGATTCAGTAACCAATGCTCGTTTTGTGAGATGTAAATTTCAAGGCACATATGCGGCAGGCGGTGCTGATGTAACAACTTCAAAAGGTGTTACAATAAGATCAACAAATGCTTTAACTTGTTCAAATATTATTTTTGATTCTTGTGAGTTTACAAAATTTGCACGATTGGCAGATTTCTCATATGATGCAACTTCTATTAAATTACACGACTGTAAATTCTCCACAGGAAGATATGGTGTATACGTAGGAGAAGCAGTGGATGGATCTACAAATGGTTTAACTATTGGTCCTAAGGATGTAAAAATTACAAGTTCAACATTTGATAACATTTATTCAAATGGTATCAGAGTAGACGGAACAGCATCAGGAGCTAATTCTGGTGTCGGAGAAGTAAGAGGTGTTGTAAGTTTTAATAACTTCTTTGCACGAACAGTAGGAACGGCTAATGATGATGTTAATTTAACAGATGGTTACTCTCCTATCATTCTTTTCAATACAGACGAATGTTCAAGTTTATTAGATTATTTTGATGGAACTCAAAGAAGATCAACTAGTATCACTCCAATTCCAGAAGTACAAGGAATAGGAGTATCGCAAAAACAAATTCAACAAATTACTCTTGCTGACAACACATCTTCGGCTACCACAACAGGAATTAGATTACACGTTTCAGCAAATAAAAAAATTGTTATCAATTATAAAATTGAAAGAGGTACTGGTTATAGAGTAGGTACCTTTGTAGTTAATGCCAATGGCACATTAACTACTTACAATGATGAGTATGAAGAAAACACAGACATTGGTGTTACTCTTACTGCTGATATGAGTGATGAAGATTCAACTGTTTCCGGAAACGAAACTGTTACAATAAAATTTACCACTACTTCTACAGGTACTGCGGCTACTATGGATCATCAAGTATCTGAAATGGTATAACCGTCAGTTGTAAAATAATCTACCCACATTTCTTTTTTTCCTATAGACACACAACGATTCCTTCGTTATACTAGCATATAAAAATAAACAAGAACGACGGAACCGATGACAGAAACTATTTCCACCACCAATAAAAAAATTCAGATAAATACCCATACAAAAACTAAAACAATCACTGACTCGAACATTAAAATTATGACTGCGACCAATCCTTCTACCATCAAGATTACCAAGAGGGATGGCACTCAGGAGTTATTGGACATCAACAAAATTCATTTCGTCGTAGAAGAGGCCTGCGAGGGACTGTCGGGTGTGTCAGCATCACAGATCGAGATACACGCCAACCTACAATTCTTTGATGGTATCTCTTCTAAAGACATTCAAAACGTATTGGTGCGTTCGGCCAACGACCTCACCACACTAGAAAATCCTAATTACCAATACGCCGCTTCAAGACTTTTATTATATGATGTAAGAAAAGAAGCTCACGGTCAGTATGAATATCTTCCACTACTAAAATTGATTATGAGAAATATTAGATTAGGAGTTTATGATAAAGGCATAGTGGAGAAATACAATAAGACTGAAATTAAAAAACTCAACACTTGGATACGCAGAGAGCGAGATCTCAATTTCGCCTATGCTGGTTTGAGACAGGTTGTGGACAAATATCTTGTGCAGGATAGATCATCAGGACAACTGTATGAAACTCCTCAGGATATGTATATGATGATCGCCGCAACTTTGTTCGCTGACTATCCAAAAAACAAAAGGATGAACTATGTTAAAAGATATTATGATGCAATTTCGCAATTCAAAATTAATATCCCAACTCCGGTCATGGCAGGTGTTAGAACACCTATACGTCAATTTGCAAGTTGCGTTTTGGTGGACAGTGACGACACTCTGTCTTCTATTTTTTCTAGCGATATGGCTATTGGTCTGTATGTGGCACGCCGTGCAGGCATTGGTATCAATGCTGGTAGGATCAGAGGGATCAACGCAAAGATAAGAGGCGGTGAAGTACAGCACACAGGTGTGGTACCGTTCCTCAAGAAATTTGAAAGCACTGTGAGATGTTGCACACAGAATGGTGTGCGAGGCGGTTCTGCAACTGTGCATTTCCCTATATGGCATCAAGAGATTGAAGACATACTGGTACTAAAGAACAACAAAGGCACAGAAGACAATCGAGTTCGTAAACTGGATTATTCCATACAGATCAGCAAACTGTTCTATGAAAGATTCATCAATGATCAAGAGATCACTCTGTTCTCTCCACACGAAGTTCCGGGACTGTATGACGCATTCGGAACCGAAGCATTTGACGAACTATATGTGAAATATGAGAAAGACAAATCTGCCAATGGTAAGAAAATATCAGCACAAGAACTGTTCTTTGATCTTTTGAAAGAGCGAGCAGAAACAGGACGTATCTACATAATGAACATCGATCACGTGAATTCTCATTCTTCATTTAAAGACAAAGTTTCTATGAGCAATCTCTGTCAAGAGATCACTCTGCCCACAACACCTATCAATCATATCGATGATGTGGATGGGGAAATAGCACTCTGCATCCTTTCCGCTATTAATGTAGGATCATTGAATCATCTGGAAGAATTAGAAAATCTTTGTGATCTAGCAGTGAGAGCACTAGAAGAGATTATAGACTATCAAGAATACCCTGTGAAAGCGGCAGAGATATCCACTCGAAAAAGAAGATCGCTGGGCATAGGTTACATTGGGTTGGCACACTATCTTGCAAAGATGGGATTGAAATATGAAGACAACAACGCTTGGGACGCTGTGGACAGGCTGTCAGAAGCATTCCAATTCAATCTATTGAAAGCAAGTAATAAACTAGCAGAAGAAAGAGGTAAGTGTGAAGCATTTGATAGGACCAAATATGCGGATGGTCTCCTACCGATAGACACCTACAAGAAAGACATAGACAAGATCGTGCCACACAAGACTCGATATGCTTGGGAGGCTCTGAGAAAGGACATCGCCAAGTTTGGATTGAGGCACAGCACATTGTCCGCACAGATGCCATCAGAGAGTTCTTCAGTTGTCAGCAACGAGACGAACGGTATTGAACCACCGAGAGCATTGTTATCCATTAAGAAAAGTAAAAAAGGACCACTCAAACAGATAGTGCCAGGCTTTCCTAAATTAAAAAATGCCTACACTCTGTTGTGGGAAATGAAAAGCAACGAGGGTTATATTAATATTGTGGCAATGATGCAGAAATATTTTGATCAGGCTATATCTGGTAACTGGAGTTACAATCCGCAGAACTACGAGAACAACGAAGTTCCCCTGTCAGTGATGGCCAATGATCTGTTAACCTCCTACAAATACGGTTGGAAAACTTCTTATTACCAAAATACCTATGACTTCAAAGGTGAGGAAGAAGATCATCAACCATCTGGTATTGAAACTACAGAAACACAAGATGGAGAAGATGTTGAGCTAGATCAATTGACAGAAGTCAATGGTCATGCTAAAGTTAATGGACACACTGAATCAGTTATGTCTGAAGAGGATGACGATTGTGAGGCGTGTGTAATTTAAGGTATGGCAAAAACAGTATTCAACAGAAATGAAGTGGACTGGAGCAAACAACCCATGTTCTTTGGGGAAGATCAAGCGATCCAGAGATATGACGTGTTCAAGTATCCACAATTTGACAAACTGAACCAAACAATGTTGGGCTACTTCTGGAGAGCAGAGGAAGTATCACTACAGAAGGATAGAGCAGATTTTCAAAACTTCCGTCCAGAACAGAAGCACATATTCACATCAAATTTAAAATATCAGACACTGTTGGATTCAGTACAAGGTCGAGGACCTTGCCTAAGTTTCCTACCCTACTGTTCTAATCCAGAGTTGGAAGGCTGTATTGTTACTTGGGATTTCTTTGAAACCATACACTCCAGAGCCTACACACACATAATGAAGAACGTGTACGCAGATCCATCAGAAGTGTTTGACACAATATTGAACGACAACGAGATACTAAAACGAGCAGTGTCAGTCACAGAGAACTATGATCGCTTCTCAGAAATTGCACAGGACTATGTGGTCAAAGGCAAAGGCGACATGGACGAAGTTAAGAAACAATTATATCTAGCAATGGTCAATGTGAACCTATTAGAAGGATTGAGATTCTATGTATCTTTCGCCTGCACATTCGCATTTGGAGAACTGAAACTGATGGAAGGATCTGCTAAGATACTTTCACTGATTGCTCGAGACGAAGCAACACATTTAAATTTAACCACACACGTGATCAAGGCCTGGCAAAAAGGCGACGACAAAGACATGGTCAAGATTATGAAAAGTCAAGACAAGACTGTGATAGAGATGTTTAAGAAGTGCGTGGAAGAGGAAAAGGCCTGGGCAAGACATCTGTTCAAGGATGGAAGTATCATTGGATTGAACGAGAGATTATTAGGACAGTACGTGGAACACATCGCCAACAAAAGATTAAAATCATTGGGATTTGATCCTGAGTTCGATACTCCAGCAACACAGAATCCCCTGCCGTGGACATCACATTGGTTGAGCTCAAGGGGTATGCAAGTCGCTCCCCAGGAGACCGAAGTGGAAAGTTATATCGTTGGTGGTATCAAACAAGACGTCAAAAAAGACTCATTCAAGAAATTTTCTCTATAATGGATAATTTTGACGACGATTTCTTAAAAAACTTTGCTGAAGATCCAGAAAAGTATGAACAGCATCTAGAAGAGCTTATGGAAAGAATTAAAAACCATATGCGAGAAACTGCTAACGAAAGCAGTAAAAGATTTTTAGATAAATTCAATCTATAAATTGTAAATTTCTTTTACAAAAATCAGTACTGATAAATATTAACAATGTTTATATCTGACAATAATTTACAAGAACTTAAGAAAAAAGGTTATACTGTTATTAAAAATCTGTTGACTATTGAGAACGTCAATGACTGGAAAACATTAATAAAAGAGATAGAAAAAGAAGTTATTCTAGAAACAGCAGGAATTAAAGATTCAAATCCTAATGAGTTTATTGAACCTAACGTGCTTCGAGAAGGTAACAAATTGTTCATGATTAAATGTAATGGAAAAATACAAACCAGGCCAGAAGGTATAGAACTAATAAAACATTTTGAAGATGAATTTCGAAAAATAAATGATGATGTACGATTTATAAAAGATAGAATCATTACTCAAAAACAAGACTATCCTGCTTTCTTACCACATCAAGATAATCCTTCTAGTGTACACGAAGAAATTACAAACGAATTCTACAGCGCCTATGTTAGTTTAACTGATACCACTGAACAGGGTGGGTGTCTTTGGGTAGAAGATATAGAACCAAAAAGAACAACTAGTTTAGAATACTGTCGAGATGGATGTGCATCAGGAAAGACTTGCAAATGTTTTCCTATGAAGATTACAGCTACAGACATTAAGACTTACAGAGGACACAATATGGTTCCAATTGAACTAAAAACTGGAGACTGTATTATGTTTGATGGTTGGTTATTACACGGTACTGCTACTAATACGAGTGATGTAGTAAGACAAACTTTAATATTTGGTTATGGTGCTATGAGGCAAGAAGATAAAGACACAACAAATGTTTACAAAAAGTACATGATCAAAAGAAAAACAGCACAAAAATAATCCAATAAGTATTGGTATGGATCCAACTATCGTCGCAGAATGGCTTAAACACGACAGTAGGCGTGTGAGACCTGCTGATTATAATGAGATATATCCACTAACAGTAGATCTAATTATTAAGAAGACACAATGTCTTCTACCTAGAAAAGTCATACAGAATCAACGTGTTCTTGATTTAGGAGCAGGAATACCTTATTTTGAAATTTGGTGTAATGAGAATAACGCTCACTACACTGGTGTGGAAATACAAAGAGACATAGCACATACAGCAATGACGTTGATAGATAGTAAAAATAACTTCTTTCATGATTCAATAGAAAATTTTATTAATCATTGTAACTTTGATAATTTTGATGTAATTGTTCTATCCTCAACGTTACATCTTACTGAAAACTATCTTTCAGTATTAGAAAAACTTTTATCCTCAAGAAAAACTATTATAATTGAAGAAACTATATTAGAATGGGGGAATGGGCCACAACTTACTGTTTGGCGAGATAAAAATCAATTTACAAGTGATCCTGAAAAAAGTATCAAAGTTCAAAAATGGCATTCAACTATGGACTTCTTAGAATATTTTATGATCAAATATGGATATACTGTTGATAAAAAAGCACACAAAGTTGCTGAGATGGTACTTCCTGAATGGTTTAAAAAATGGAAGTATTTTTTAATAGGAAGATACGATAACACGTCTGCAAAGCCAATTACAATGCAGGAGACAGAATGGAAGTTTAATGACGAAGTGGCACAGATTTTTGAAGATCATGCCATAAAACACATTCCTGATTATGAACATATAATCAAACAGTTACCCTCTATTCTACACAGATACAATATTACTACGGATAAAAAAATAATAGATTTTGGATGTGCAACAGGGAGTACATTAAGAACTCTGCGTTATAATGGTTATAAAAATATATCAGGAGTTGACTCTAGTCAAACAATGTTAGATAAATGTCCTGACTCTATTGCTAAACTTATTTGTGACGACAAATTACCTGAAGAAAATTATGATGTAATAATCTCAAACTGGACTTTACATTTCAATGAAAATAAATGGAATCTACTTACAGATTTCAAAAAAAAAATAAATCAGTCAGGACTGATTATATTATCTGAAAAAACCAAAGAGGTCGACAGAAACATTTATCATAAATGGAAAGCATCTAATGGGTTGACTCAGCAAGAAATTGAAAACAAAGAAAAAAGTTTACAGGGTAAAATGTTTCTGCACACTAAAAAAGAATATGAAGAACAATTTAAAATACACAATTTTGAATATCAAACAATCAACGATAAGTTTGGATTTGTAACTTGGGTGCTTCATGTTAGAAAATAAATTAAAAATAGGTGTACAACCAATGTGGGGAGTGGGCTGTCTAGAATGGTTACGGTCTCTATCTAAGAGCGGTATAGTGCCAGGTACAGTGTTTACAGATAACCCAGATCACAATCACTACCTTACGGAAGAAGAATGGGATGATTTTTTTTCAGATACTCGAGATATAATTATTGCAACTAATAATGTTAATTTTAGAAATATTAAATTTCACGGGTTTCTTCTTCAGTACAAACCAAAATATGTAGAAATATACAACAACGGAGATCCAGCACATTTAGGAATAGGCTATCATGACAAAGACAAGTTTCTTTTTGATGTACTGTTTCCTAAAATAAAGTGCAAAGTCTACGTTAAGAGTATTAATACTAAAGCAGGCAATACAGTTAATCTTGATGGATATATTTTGGATAAAGTGCAAGGAATAAATGTAAAAAACAACAATGCCGCAGGATCTACATCAGATCAAACATTAGAAGAATCTATCGTATGGGCTAAAAAGAATTTTAATTTACCTGTGTTAGCAAGTGGAGGTATTACAAATAAGAACGATATAGATAACGCATTTAGATACGGAGCCGATGCTGTTTTAATAGGCACGTTGTTTGCTGTTGCAAAAGAATCTAATCTGTCCAAAGAAAGCAAACAGATGCTCATATCAAAAAATAGTAGTGATTTGAAACGAGAACAAATCAACAATAGTAATTTACTGTCTATAGGTACTAGATTAGAAAACGATGATAAGAATTTAAGTAAAAATCTTATGCATACTGTTAAAGAAGGCAAAAACGGAATATTGTATGCTGGCAAGGCAATAGATAATATACACGCAGAGAATGATATTAAAACTATTGTATCAGAACTATTGCAACAATAAATATTTCAAATGGAACAAAAAAATTTACTAGAATTACAAAACAAAGGATACACAGTCATTAAAAATATGTTCGATCACGAACAGATAAAAAAATGGAAAAGCACTGTATCAGCAATAGAAAAAGAAGTTATATTAGAATGGGCAGGTGTAAAAAATAAAAAGATTGATGATGCTTATTCAAGCATAGTTTATAAAGATGCCAACGGTCCTTATATGCTACGTTGTACTGGAAAATTACAAACCAGACCAGAAGGTGTAGAACTAATAAAACATTTTGAAGACGAATTTCGAAAAATAAATGACGATGTACGATTTATAAAAGATAGAGTTATAAATCAAAAAAAAGATTACCAAGGACTGTTACCACATCAAGATAATCCTTCTAGCTTTCATCATACAATTACAAACGAATTCTACAGCGCCTATGTTAGTTTAACTGATACCACTGAACAGGGTGGGTGTCTTTGGGTAGAAGATATAGAACCAAAAAGAACTGAAAGTTTAAAATATTGCGACGACGGGTGTGCATCAGGAAAAAGTTGTGCGTGTCTACAAATGAAAATAACTCCTACTGATATTAAGATTTATAAAGGACACAATATGGTTCCAATTGAACTAAAAACTGGAGATTGTTTAATGTTTGATGGGTGGTTATTGCACGGTACTGCCGCTAATATGACAGATAATATCAGACAAACACTAATTTTTGGTTATGGGGTTTTACCAAAACATCTGCAAAACAATAAAAATATTCTTAAAGATTGTCGTATACCTCAATCAAACGATGCTATAACCTTGGGTGATACACTAAAATAAATACGTTTATGCCGAGTATGCCAATAGCCCGTAAGGGTGATAAAGAAGCAACACACTGTTCAACACCTAGAAGAAAAGGTGCATTCAGAACTGTATTTGCTAACGCAATACCTGTAAGTGGTAATGGACACAAAAATACTACCCACTTAAAACCTTGTGGGAAATCCTGTTGTGGACATTCTGTACCATTGATAGCATCTCAAGGAACTGTGTTTGCTGAAGGTCGTGCTGTGGGCAAAGTCGGAGATGCTACTTGCACAAGCGTGGTACAAGGTTCTCCAAATGTATTTGTTGGTGGTCCAGTAGGTGGTGGCAAACGCGGAGGCTTTGGATCATTCCTATCAACTGCATTACAAGTAGTGTCATTTATAGGACCTGCATTACCTGCAGGTGGTGGAGGAGATCTAACATCCACAGAAGGATCATTCTAATGCCAGTATATCAAGGACTTCTGAGTCTATCACAGCAGTCACCTAACTTCTCTGATAATGCTATTTCATCATTGTTAAATCAATGCAACATAGGCTTTGCGGCAAAAACAAAACTACTAATTGAAAAATATTCTGGTGATGATGTTCTTACAAACAGCAATAAAAGTGATATTGTAAATTCACTAGATAGACATTCTTATCTCAATATTGGTCGATATCTAATAGATTTGCCTAATCATACAGCCAAACTGCTCACAGGAGAATTAGGACAGATAGTTCAAGATGATGTTCAATCAACATTTATTGATCATTTAGAAACTGTAATGGGATTTATAAACACTCTACCTAGTTTATATGGAACTGATGCAGATTCTATTAGTAGAGGAATAAATGGACACTTTGGAACTTTAGCTGGAGCGATTGATTCTAATTTACAACAGGTTGCTAATGATATTACTTTCATAAATTCAAAATCTTTGTCACAAGATAATGACTTTCAAACTGCACTTCAAAATCTAATTGATTACATAGACACATTGGTTGATAGTACGGCATTTAACTCTATTACATTTCAAAATTTATTAACATCAATTGATACCGCCGCAGACAGTTTCAATTCTACATTATCGTCTAGCATATATGCTGAACGTAGAACAAGACTTATTTCAAACAGATCTGCAATATTAGATCAAATTGCATTAGAGGTTTCTAATCTTGGTAGTATAATTACTTACGAAAACTCAATTACAAATACGTTATCATATTCTACATTAGCGTCACAGGAAAGTTCTAGAAATCTTCTATTAAGAGTCAGTCAAAACCCATCCTGGAAAGACTATTTTGAAAAATATACAACTCGTGCTTCTTATGATAATCCTCTGTATAATAACACGCAGACAGACAGCAGTATTGAAGGTATATTGGATATGGTATTAAGAATAAGAGGATTGCCAGATGTAACAGACTACGTAGATTTAGATTCTGTAGCCCGTAAAGCTCTACGTGATACTCGACTACAAAGCAAACTAGGCAATTCAAGAAAAACTACAGAACAAATCATAAAAGAAGCCTGTGAATTACTATCTATCTCTGTAGATTATAAAGATGTGTATGCTCAATCAAAGAGTTTATTATCTAATATGAATGAGAATGACAGAGAGATTATAAAACGAGAATTAGATTTACACAACGAAGTGAATACTTTATCCTAGCGTTTTTTCATTCTACCGTTAGGTAGAACAACAGTGTTTTCAATAAGATTCCCTGCTTTGTTAGTGTATCTAACGTGAAACTCTACTTTCTCACGTCCACTGTGTGCGGAACGACAGGCCTTCTTGAAACTGTTTGCTTCAATGGTCTGTATCTCAGTGTCACCTTCTTTTAGGAATTCGTATGTGTGTTTATATTTTGTAGCCATAAGAGTATAATAACACAATTAAATTTAAAGTCAACTGTTATCCTCTCGGTATTGCTCTAAAAGGTAAAGGCTCGCCTCGTGCATCTAGGATCAATTCTCCATTGATTGCACCTGACATATATTTGCTTTTACCAACTGCTCTGCCGTCATAGAGACAAGGTTTAAACTCTTGTCCTTGATAGAGGTGTTTTCTTTGCTCTTGTCTAGCACCTGGATTGTTTTTTGATACTGCCATAATCATTTAGTTATCATATGATTAAAGATTTACAAGATTTACAAAACGTAAATTTTGTAGTGTAAAAGATTTACGCCGTTTACATTTTACGACGCGGTTTTTGAAGAAAATTACAATAAGTAAATTTAGTAAAGAAAATCTTAACAAGGAGAAGACAATGACAAGACGAGAAAAACACAACATCGAGAGCAACTGTGTTTCGTTTGACGACGATTGTTACACAGAAACCAGTGATTATCATACTAATATAGCGGCCATGGACCGTAAGGAATTAGACGCAATTCAATCTGTAGTCAAAACTGGCGAAGCCTTTATTAGAGATATCACAGCAAAAATCAAACAAGCACTAGGAGCATAAGAAATGAAAGATAGA